CCTGGGCCCTGGACATGATCGAGGAGGACGAGTTGATGACCAAGACGAAGGAGTTCTGCTCGGAGTCGGGGAAGATGATCATCCACTCCGGGATGGGTCAAGGCAATCTTCAACATGGAAGTAGTTTCCTACATTGCATCGTCGACGACTACTCCGACGAATTGATGCACAAGGTCTTCTGCAAGATGGGGGTGGAGGTGAAGTCGACGACGTTGATCAGCTCGGACGACTCGACTAAGATGTTGTTGTTCAAGTTCGACAGGAGGAACTCGGCGAGGCTGATGATGAAGAGGATCCTCACGGGGTTCTCCGACATGTACACTGGGATACGCAAGTTGGCCAACATCCACATCAACTGGAAGAAGACCGCGATCCAGATGGTCATCACCGAGTTCAACTCGATCTTCACGATAATGAAGAAGAACTACGTGGCCTCCATCAAGGACTGCTACAACAGCTGCAACATCGTCGACATGACCAGGCCCGAGGCTGCCGTCAAGGAGGCGATCTCCGCGATCCAGAGGTTGAGGGACTCGAACTGTTACTTGGACACCATCTTGACGGCGATGCACCAGATGAGGAACAACTTGTTGAGGTGGTACAACTACTCGAACTCGGACATCAACTCCTTGTGTTCCTTGTTGAACTGCAAGAAGGAGGACCTCCCCTTCTCCCTCGGGTTCTTACCCACCAAGTACCCGATGGAGATCCTGACCTTCGGTCCGGAGGTGATGATCATGGACTCCAACGAGGACTCGAAGTTGAGGAGGTTCTACACCAACATCTACAGCTCCTCGGAGTTGACGAGCAGCCAGGAGGACCTCGACTTCGACACGATCGCGAAGGTGACCTTGGCCACCTCGTGGAGGACCGACAAGCAGTTGAAGGCCTTGAAGGAGACCGTGGAGACGACCTGGGGGTCCCTGAACTCGGAGGACTTGGAGTTCATCCAGCTGAACTCCATGAAGGACCTCCACTTGTACACCGACTACAAGATGTACCTGAAGCAGTACATCCACAAGGTGAAGGCGACGTACGCGTACTCCCCGACGTTCAGGTACAACTCGGTCATCAGGGCGATGTCCTTCAAGAACTCGTGTAAAATTAGAGGATCTGACTTGGGACCCATGACGATCGACGACACCATCAAGGTCATCTTGTCGACGGAGCCCGAGAGGACCTTCATCTCGGCCTTCACCGTCTACTCGGAGTTGATCGAGAACCACAACTACATGCTGAGGTCGTTGGAGAGCATGCACAGGGTGCAGATCAAGAGGCACCCGAAGACGAGGTCCTTGATCATGTACA